CAAGCGTGTTGATTGTAGCGGCGTCCTGAGCACTGCCGCCAATCGAGGAGCTAGTAACTAGAGAACGGTTTAAGATATGTCCAGCGCGATACAACCGTGAAGGACCTTGAGCTGTGTTGCGTAAAGCCTGACTCTTTAATCTGTCGAGCGCGTTCTCCTGTCCCGACCAGATCGCAACAATTTGATTCGGTATGCTTGTGGAATTGTATGACGCCCTAAGATCCAGCACGTTATTTTTTTCTGGGTTGGTTTTTCGAAGAAGAATATCGCCGATCTTTGATCCGTTAAAGCTGGGTCTGTCAATGATAAGCCGTCCCGTTGGTCCCATCCATGCAAGACAATTTAAAAACTCAAGATGTCTTCGTAGCGCAGAAAGTTTACTCTCGCCTGGCTCGGTGGCAAAGTTCCAAGGCTTCTTGCTTACTGTTTCCCCAATGACGACTGATTGAATTCTGGTTCCAGCTATCAGCGAGTTTGCAATCTGTTGCATGGTCGCGCTGGTAAAAAAGATAGGCTTGTTATCGACAGAGACCGCGTCCTGGTCCTCTAGCTGCCCCATCAAATCACGCCCAGAAACGGTGATGCGCTCACCCCCGCTATTGTCTGTTACGATATCAATGGCGTCGATGATGCCAGTGGAGAGCGCGCGATTGTTTGCGTAAAGCGTAACAATGTCACCCTCCTTAATGTAGGTGTAAAAAGGACGTGGGTCGTCTGGAGCTGTAAAGGTAAATTCAAACGTGTCTACAGGCACCAGAATATTGCTTGAAAACGAGTAAGAGAGAAATCTGTCGAGTGTGATAGGAGCGCGAGAGGCCTCGATCGGAGTAATCTGAAGTGTGACGGGAGGCAAGCGACCGTTGGTTTCAAGCTGCTTCAGCACCCCACCAGCGTTCGGTACCGTAAACCCAGAACCGTCTAAAAACTTCGTGATCGTCTTCATTCAGTAGGAACCCTCACTACTGTTCCCTCTTCAATAAAATTCAAACTCGCAAGCCCAGGGTTCAGCACATCAATATCGGAGCATCGGTCAAGGCTGATGCCCACATCAAAGGCTATCTCTCGCACACTCATGAGACGAGGCACCACATAACGAACGATTTTAGCTTGCGATGCAGACAACCCTTTTTCGTAGGCATCCTGAAGCGCAACGGAAGTCTCCTGAAGACCTAAAATGTCAGCATACAATTCAAGGGCAGATAAACCACCACCGCCCGAACGCATGGCTGAGATTGTTTCGTTTAGCGTTGCCCGAGTCGAGTTAAGACTTTTCGATAGCTCTTGCGTACTGAGAGCCTGAGCCGTAACAGACGAGAGCGTTGTCGATGCGACTGAAAAATTATCCTGCACAAGCGTCCCAGGAGTAGAGCTTTGAACCCCTCCCTGAGATACAGGAAGCAAAGCAGGAAAGTCACCAGCACCCTCTGGGTTGAACGTGAGATTGATCGACGAAAGTAATTGAGCATATTCAATCTTGTACTCCTCAAGTAATGTTTTAACGAGCTGCTGAAACGAGAGCCCGAACTTAACAAGCCCGTTGACAGTTAAAATCGCCGACTCGATTTTTTCAATAGCCTGAAGTGCTGCACCAATCGCGCTCTTTACGCTCTTGTCTGGTACTTTGCTTCTCGTGATGACTGAAAAATTATGCTCTGCAAACGTGGCCTGCAATGCCACGGCCTTACGTTGCTCGCTTCTGTGGGTGATGGTCCACTCGGTTACAACGCAGTTTACCGTTCCTCTGACAGGGTGAACAAGATCGCCAGGGGTGGGTGAATTGAAAGCCTCTAGCAATTTTTCAAGCGCATCTCGGTAATTATTTCCAAAAAGCAGAATGTTGAAAGAAAAACTTTCTGGCTCACGCCCTAGGTCGTCAGTCGTTTGACCGTCACGGTATGGGTACTTGAGAGAGATTTTTCTGCGCCCACCTTTATCAGATACCTCGCTGACTGCGCCTTGAAAGTTCTGTGAGCTGTTGAAGACGTGAAACACTACGCCCTTGTAAGAGCTCTCCTGAATGTCCCAGTCTCCGGTATTACGTCCTTCGGTTCCAGACAATGCTCCAAGCAGAGCCCCGACCGACCCAGTCACCGCTGCCGCAAAGTCTCCTGGTTTGGCTAAATCAAACTTTCCCATTCATCACCTCGTGTACGGGCCGTAAGCCGCGCCTCTGGAGTTTTTCGTTGGTGCAAGCCCTGGGGCAAGCTTCACATGGACTTCTTGCGTCTTACCAGGAAAGCCCATCACAGCGTTAGGGTCGTGTTTCGTGCCTGATCTCGACATCATATGAAAAAACCTCTCAACGGCGTTTAGGTTCATTCCATCGGTTTCTTTTTCTGTGCCTTTGATAAGGTGTTCGTTAATGGCCGTCCCCAAAGCCCAGCCAGCGGTCCCAGCGGCTCCTACACCAAGCGCACCCTTTGCCAGCCCACCAACGCCACCCATTTTTTCCATGAGCCCCTTGGACGCCACGCTGTCGCCAATCTCTCCGGCGTTCATTACATAAACGTCTTGTACGGTTTTCCCGCTGATCGCTTCGTAGGCTTCTCTTTTGCCCTGGCCGAGTAAAGTATTCTTGAGCCCGCTGATTCCTCCGCCTGTTAGAAGTGCGCTAAGTATCGCTCCTCCTCCGGTAACGGCAACGGCTCCCGCTGTAGTTTCACTCGCAGAACCCAAAGCATCGCTAATCCCCTGAGTGAGCTTCCCGCCTCCAAAGGTGTCGGCAATCGCGCCTTTTACTTTATTGATGTTCGCACCAAACGACTCACTCAAAGTCATGTTCTGGCGCGTCTTCTTAGCATAGTCCTCTGACGCCTGAGCAGTCTTAGTCATCGCCTCAGTCACGCGATCCGCACCCTCTACAAGGCGCACCATGCCTTCAGCTTCACCCTCATCAAACCCCGCGTGCATAAAGGCGGTACGCATATCAAGGCCGAGCGCTTTGACTTCCTTGCCAAACTTCTTCAGACCTTCAACATCTAACCCGCCCGACTTAGTAAAGGCTTTTCCAAAGCCCATAGTCTCGAGCTGCTTTTTCTGAATTTCGTCCATCGAGAGGTACTTCTTAAATCCTGCGGTAGCTCCTGGGCCAGCCACTGTCTCGGCGGCTGCAAAGCTCGTCAACGCCTCTGGGGTCACAGCTTTTCGCATCTCTGTGGGCATCGCCTGGAACACTTCGTCCATGGACCGAAGGATTTCTGACGCACTAGCACCAGTCCCCTCCATGGCCTTAGTCACGGCCTGGGCAACGGCTTGCATGGCTTTAGGGTCGTTTACATCGCGTCCTTGGGCTCGTACCACGCTTGCCAATCCCGCCGCCACTTTGCCCGACTGCCCACTCTCCCCCCCAAGGGAAGCCAACTGCGAGGCTGTCTGAGCGTATCCAATCACTCCCTGGCCCTTTACCCCACTTCCGGCGAGGTCTTTCATAACAGCTGCGGCATCCTCGCTGCTCATGCCAACGTCACCCATCCCCTTGGTGATCGAGTCTTGGAACGCAGCGAAATCCTTTCTAGCGATGCCAAACGAAGTGCCGAGCTTGCGAATGGTATCTGAGAGGGTGATGGTTTGCTGAATCGAGTCCCCGAATTGGTTTGAGAGAGACAATCCCGCTTGCAAACTTTTAATTGACCCAAGGGATAGAAAGTCCCGTCTCAACTGGTCGGCTGTTCTTCTCGCCAGTGAGCCCAACTTGCCCATGAAGCCTTCGGTTTTTTTTACTTGCTCGTTGACACCTTTACCTACGCTCTCGGTGCCTTTAGATATGGCTACGCCCGTCTGATCGGCTTGCTCTTGGATCTTCTTTAGCTCTTCAACAATCCTACCAAGCTGTGAGCGTACATCTAACTCGACGTTTGCCATTTCATCTCCTCGTTAGCAGTGTTTCACTCGCCAACCTTCTGCCATTGCAGCTTATCGGCTGCTATGGAGTTTGCGACCCACCAGACGAGTTGTCCAGATGTCAGCCGCGAGAGATGAGCTCCCGACAAAGACTCACCAAGTGCAATATAGAGAGCCCTGTCAGTTCCGATACCAGAGCTTCCTGCGGAGTTTTTTTTAGAAGCTCTACCAAAGATTGTAATTCCTCCTTGGGTAATTGTTCAAGCATCGGGTTCGCCCGAGCCTCAACTAAAACGTATTGCTTATACAGGTGTTGGATCTCGTCAGCCGTCATCTCGCCTAAGATCGCATGGGTGATCTGAGGGTCGTATACCCCTGGGCCAGACGTGCTCGACCGCTCAAGATACGCCTTAGCTAACATCAGGTTTTCTTGTAGTGCGGTGCGTTCGTCAGGCGGGAGCTTCATCATTTCGGAGCGCACCTGGGAAGTGATGGAGGCGGTTTCGGCGATCGTCAGAGGACGACAGCGCATCTTGAATTGACGAAGTGAGATTTCAAACGTGTAGTCTATGCCAGCCCGCATTGCGGCGAGCTGGTCAAGACCTTGTAAATGGTAGGACATGGGGGGTTCCTTTTATTAGAGTGCCAGGTCAAACAACGATGAGTTTCCAACGCTGTCGGTGATCTTGGTTGCACCGAAATTGAAGGTAGCCTTCACTTCGTCACCCACTCCACCTGCGCTGTCCTCTGCATCTTTCAAAAACACCCCAGTAGCAATGAACTGCTCGGAGCCAGCCACCCAGGT